TCACAGGAGTTAAAACAACTTGTGGCGAAAAGTATTGCTGTAATCCCTTCCACCTCATCCCCCAAAGAGTGGGAGTCTTTGTTGACCAAGATAGTTACATCGAATCCTTTGAGTTAGCCTGTCAACTTCATACGCTTAAGCAACAAGTAGCTGAGTATCTGATTGAAGAAGCTCTTAAAGAGCAAGCACGCATGGATGAGTCTGACGAGATTGATGCACGTGCTGACTTATTACTCAACCCTGATACTGGTTTTGCTGAACGCTTTGATGCAGTCGTGACTGACATGCTTGCAGGTAGGCACATTAGTCAGACTGAACCACAAGACCCTGGACTACTTCGTAAGCCTTCTGATAATGAAGAAACTAACGAAGAGTTCTAACCCCACGTTATTCATTAATAACAATTATCGTAAACAAAGAGTCATTCAATTATGTCTAGACGCACAGATCTACTTCAAGCCCTCGTTCAATCCGACAAGTTCGGTGAAGAGAAAAAGCAGGAGCAGCAATTTCTTATTGCTACTGCTGAGTTAATCCTTTATGACCTAGTAAACATTGCGCTTGCTGGTGTTGAAAGGAGTGGTGCTGGTTCACTTGTTATCAATTTACAAAACGACTCCACGACATTTATGTCTGGACACTCAATAGAATTTGATATTCGAACAGCTGAACGCGAAGAAGATACTGAAATCCTTGAGTTCCTACGTGGACTGATGGAAGAGATAGACGAAAATGACTGGAGCAAAAATGTTTTAATTACGTTGATTAGTGATGCTGGAACAAGAACATTTGCTGTCGAAGCAGGCGGGAGCCAAGAAAGCCTCCGAGCGCTTGCAGCAGAATTTAGCGGATAAGCTCAAGTCTCAAGGTCTTAAGCTGCCTCTCTACCCGACGCCTCAAATCATTGAGCGTGCACGGGAAGTCATGGGTGGCATTGACTTTGACCCGACTTCAGACCCTGTACAACAGGTGCTGGTTAACGCTACGTCTGTTCCCTCTATAGAAATCAATCCTTTACAAGAGCACTGGCACGGTAACGTTTGGGTCTCTCCTAAAGGAGCTGTACGTAACTCACGTCTCTGGTTTAACAAAACAATTAATGAGTACCGTAATGGTCACATCAATAGCTTTGTATTTTTTACCAGTGCATCTGAATTAGTTAGAGCATCACCTGTCATCTGGGATTACCCCGTTTGCATACCGTTTAAACGTATCAAGCAACTCAAAGCTACTACTGCTGGCTTTGAACCTGTCTGCCCTTCAACGTGGAATGCCATTGTCTATGGTCCACCTCTTGAAGAAGTCATCTCATCAATTGATAAAGTCTCCCTGTTCTATAACAGCTTCCGTGATATCGGACGAATTATCTACAACGAATTCGCTGGTGACAGCTGGGCTAAAGACCTTGAATACTACAACGACCAACGGGGACAACTGTAATGAGTAAGCATATAGATAAAAACTATTTGTATCCAATGCCTTCAGGTGCATCGATACATCCTTGCCGTTTGATTCACAAAGATGGCACACTAATGTGGAAGCACGCTTTGTTGTCTCAAGACAATACAGCAAACATACCTCTTACGCCAGGGCACGAACAGCACATAATAAAAACTGCTCAACGCTTAGAAGAGTTGAACAGCTGGTGCTCGCAAGAATTAGAACCTTGGCAATGTTTTATTCCTTATGCTTGGTATTCACCTGAAGATACAGAATTGACTGAAGGTATCAGCGTTTATTTTGTTCACGCTATCTATAAGAATAAAGAAGTATTTGAAACTCTTAAGCCTCACATCCAAGAACATGAGACTCTAGAGCTTAGAGATGAACTTCTATTCTTTAAGCGGTGTTAATCCTGCTGCGTGATATGGATAGCATTCAAGATATGCATCCATTGGAATCACAATGTAATCAGCTGTCAAATTTTTATTTAGATAATCAACTGTTACCCAACCAGGCTGTTTCTCCACAGCACCAGTGATTGTATAGCTAGCAAGTATGCTGCAAAAAATTAATGGTGTCATTTGTTTTCATCCAGGTGATTAATTAATCTTGTCAAATACCACTGTGCTTTTTGTGCATCTTGTGGTGCATTACCTTTGAGCCATAAACGAAGCAGATACTTTAGTGCCTGTGCTTGAAGCATTCCTGCTTTGACATCAGGTGCATCTTGAATTGCTTCTTCAATAGTATCAATACATTCTTGACTGCCCCTTGTGTAATGCGCGGGACTATTGACCATATCGTTCTGCGATTCTGGGTGATAGAAGTTGCCGTCGTTATCGACTGGTCCAGTTTTGATAGAACCATTATAGTTCTTGTCACTTTCTGTCCAGTCGTGATCGTTGTATCTGTTAAATTCTTTGATAAAACTCTTGTAATCCATGTATCGCATTCACGTGTTTCACTACCTACTATAGAAGAGGATAATGTTATATGAGAGATATGCCTGCACCTAAAGGTGACCCCTGTTATATCAAAAATAAAGATCGTTTCTTTATGTCTATTGCTGCTGCAATCGCCCGTGGCTCAACGCATCCGCTTGTTCCTGGTGGTTGTGTATTGATCCGTGACCGTGAAGTTATTGGTGACGGTAGGTCTGTTCTATCTGAATCAAAAGTAGAAATTGATTGTATTACCTATGCCATTGCCACTTGTGCTAAACGAGGCACACCTACCACCGGAGCTACTATCTACAGCACACGCTATCCATTCTCTGCATCTGTCTTTCAGGCTTACTTAATGGGCATACGTAGGTTTGTAGTTGCCGCTCACGAATGGGAGCCTTACTATAAGGATGAGTTCAGGCGTGCTGCACGCTTGGCAAGAGAGTTGTCTATAGCTATTGAACCTTTGTTTGATGATGTAGACCAACGGTTCACGGAGAACCCACACGAGCTTGACGAGTTCGATCCAAAAGATAAAACTGATCTAGATAATGACTGAACTATTATTTGACATAGAAAGCACGGGACTACTCCGTGTCGGATCTACTATCCACTGCATTGTTATGCGTGACATGGATACAGTAGAAGAAGCCCAAGTATTTGACTACAAGCCAGAGCGTGCTGTTATACAGGGCGTTAAAAAGCTAGAGCAAGCTGACGTGCTTATCGGTCATAACATTATTAATTATGACGTCCCACTCCTCAAAGAACAGTTTCCAGACTTTACCTTTAGAGGTGAGATGCTGGATACTCTTGTTCTCTCCCGTCTTTTTTATCCCCATATTGCTGACCGTGATTTTGAAAGACGCCCTCAAGGCATGCCACAAAGGCTTTACGGACGCCACAGTCTCGAAGCCTGGGGACACAGACTAAAATGTTTTAAAGGTGACTTCGGTAAACACGAAGCCGCATGGGATAAGTACACACCAGAGATGCTTGACTATTGCATTCAAGACACGATGGTGACCGTCAAACTATATGAACTACTGAAGAGGAGAATGAATGAGAATACCTGATTACGTTTCACTCGAAATGCAGATGGCCGAACTCATGGCTATCCAAGAAGCTAGTGGCTTCAAGTTTGATATGGATGCAGCTGAGCGTGTTAAAGAAAAACTCGCATGTGAGGCTGAAAGTATCCAAGAAAAAATTCAGACCACTTACAACTACTACCCTGGCAAGGTTTTCACACCAAAGCGCACGTCTGCCAAGACTGGTTACGTAGCTGGTGCACCGATGACTAAGCTTGTGGACTTCAATCCAACAAGCAGGCTACATATTCACTGGGCACTCACAACATTTCGTGGTGCTCGTTTCACTAAGGTGACTGACAGTGGTAAGCCTAAGGTTGATGAAGCCACACTCTCTGAAGTTAGAGACCTTGCACTAGCAGCAGGCAATCAACAGCTGCACGACGAGTGCGATATGTTTATCCGCCTGCTCACGTTGCAGAAGCATATGGGTCAGCTCAGCGAAGGTGCTAACTCTTGGCTAAATAGTATTGGCGACGATGGTTGTATCCATCACAGCTGCACCTTGGCTACGCAGACGGGACGTAACGCTCACCGTGGTCCCAACTTGGGCCAGGTCGTTTCTGCGCCATGGGCTAGGGAATTGTTTGTACCTTTCCCTGGTCATGTGATGGTTGGAGCTGACTTAGAAGGGATCGAATTGAGGGCACTTGGGCACTACCTCGCAAGGTTCGATGATAATGCGTTTGCTGAAGTTGTCTGCAATGGTGATATTCACCAGCAGAATGCAGACC